TGTAAGTAGAACGATCGTCTGGTTGTTCGTACTGTACAGTTACTACCGCATTACCCGCTGTAGGTTGACCTACGGAAATAATCTGTGCGTATATAACGGATGTTGGGAATGATCCGGTTGTTGTAGACGTTACATCTGAAGGCGTAGCTAACCAGTTGGCAGCTTGAGCCGCAGAGACTGTAGTAGTGACCAGACCCGCTGTTTTAGCATTACCTCCCGCATATTCAGTACCCGCAGCAGTTTTACCTACCGTCAATGTTGCTGAAGTTGCAGAATCATACACTACTGTAGTTGTGATACGAATATCATTGATGTGACTTCCCGCAGGGATATAGATAGGGGTACCGGTCGATGTTAAAGTTGCGTTGAACGGTACTTGAATACTCTGAGAAAGTACAGCTGAGCCTACGTTTTTGTAGGGGTTGTTGCGAATGTTGCCCGCTCTTACAGGGCCGGAAAAGGTAGTACGTGACATGGTAGGATTCCTTCATAGAAAGTTTTGAGCTTATCAGTCTTCTATGCGTCTGCGGGGACAGTCTAATAAGCGGGGTTACCCCGGTATGGGGTAACTTATACTCCTTTTTTAGTTGGGGTGCAAGGGGTTATTATTTAGTCCAGACCCACTTCTTTTTCCCACAATCATATATGCGCCCAGCACCCATTAAATATGTCATATCCTTCTCTGTTCGGGGGTCTGATGTATGGTCAAATACCTCATCTTTCCCATGCTCTATTAGGCGTTTTTGTAGCACTCTACGTTGGTAGTGGGTCTTGGGTAGGAGTCCTAGTTTATTACTCCATACTTGATAGTCAGGTACTGAGTCCTGCACCATCTCAAACCCTAACTGCTCATACATTCCCCCTGAGAAGTACCTATTATCAGAAAACGATTTTATCAGCTCTGGGTCTTGCTCCTTTACAAACGCCTTGAATAGTCGTGAAGCTCCTCCTAGTACATTAACTCGGGTAGCGTACCTTGCTAGAGTCCAATCCCTATTCTTAGTATTGCCCCTATCATTATTGCCTAGAGAGAATCGCATACAGGCTACCAGCTTATCTTTCCAATATAGGCCAAAGTGTACCCCATTTCCCACCCCGCCCTGAGGGTGATACTGCTCATAGAATATTTTGGCATCAGCATTAGATACGGGGGTTACTTGGCACTTTCTAGCCATCAGCTTGCCTTTGGTTTTGCCTATGGCATTCTTCAGTAACCGCTTGATCTGGGGTTGGTGGTTCTCCCACTCTGTTTGGTAAATGGTGATTAGCCTTATTCCAAGGGCAGCACATTGGGTATACTTGGTGTAGCTCTTTAGCTTATCCTTCTTTTCATCCTCAGCATTGAAGTGGGAGTGGTAATACATCCCATGAAACTCAACCGCTAGATTGGCACTGGGGATATAGATGTCTAGCTCTTTAGGCTTAAGTACTGATCGGTCTCGCTGGATTATGGGGGTGTAGATACTCAGATAATCTGCTATGGCCTGCTCCCCTTTTGACTTCATGTGATTGCACTGGGGGCATGGGTTGTACCCATCTAAATGATCTCTCGCAGTTTGAAATATCTCCCTATTATGAATAGTGCATCTAAGAGCTACCTCTCCTTGATTATGGGTATATACAGTGCCAGAGTAGTCAAATATGTCCCCATGTCGCTTTCTAGCTAGCTTCTCAAAGTTTCTAATAATGGTACAGTTCCTATCATTATTACGCTTCTGCTGTTTGGGTTTTGCACATATAGGACACCCTCTTCCCTTTATGTGGGAGTGTGGGGATTGGAAAAACTCCCCATGCTGCGGACAGTTGATACCTACTACTGAGTGCATACTAATGTACTCAACCCCTGAATACCCATATACTCCCTTATGGACTGCCTCAAACCTACTAAGCACTTCTGCTATAGGTACCTTTGAACCATCTGTTACCTTTTTTACAGCACATATAGGACACCCTTGCCCCCGCAGATGGGCATTAGGTGTCTGTTCAAACACCCCATGTAGTCTGCATATAATAGATATAGGGATTCCTGCCCCTAAGTACTTGGCAGGGTATTTATACCTACCATTATGAATACCCCTAGCTCTATTAGAGAACTCCTCTGTTGTTAACTTTTTCACTGCCCTTTCCTAGTTAGTTAGTCCACGCAGCTATTATAATACCCTCTTACTATTTGTAAAGCTTTATTTTAATAGCTGCATGGACTAACTATATATTTTCGGACATAAAAAAGGCTCCCGAAGGAGCCTTTTGTTGGAGCTAAGTGCTTGTTTTACAAGTATTCAAGCCCCGGCCGACCCATACATACCCAGCGGATCAGAGTATCCGAACGAATATCGTTCTCTACTACGATATCTTACATTCCCCGTTTCGAAATCACCTTGCATGTCATTACTAATAGGTGCTCTAACAAACATTTTCAGTCCGTTAGGTACATCAGTTGTCAACATCCAGGCATTGCTGTCCGTTAAAAAGTGGTTAACTGTATAGCCACCAGGAATCACGCCGTTAGACTTGATTGCATTGATGTCGTTATCAGCAGTACCTACACGGTTTTCAGTCTTCAACAGCCTTGTTGCAACGAATTGCAGGGCAGGAGGAAGAACCAACTTTTTAGGTTTGGCTGCTAATAGGAGACCGCGTTCGTCCGTCCAGCCAGCAATCTGTATCACAGCTGCTTCCAAAGACGTTTCGTTCAAATCCGCAGCAGTAGTAGGCTGGTTAGCATTAGTGCCCCCAGATACCAATGGATGCGCACTAGAGAACAACGCTTGACCATCACCCCCAGTAACACCAGCACTGAAGCCATTGTTCAACACCGCAGCAGCTTTTACTTGCTTGGTATAGGACATTGCTCTTGCTAAGGCTTTGGTATATCGGGCTGAAAGTGAATCGTACAGGTTGTCTTCGAGCGCCTCCTGAGTTAAACTGAACCCTAAAGCGATGGTTTCATGATTGTAGCGGGCAGTCCAAGCTTCCTGTGCATTGTCATACTGAATGGCTGAGCCTTCAGGTTTAACAGCCGCAGCAGCAAAGCCGGATAATTTTGTTTCTTCTTCAAAAGAACGCTCAGAAGACTCAATATCATAAATTTCTTTATGTTCTTCGCCATACCGGTTGTATTCCAAACCGAATAAGGCGTTCAAGCCCGGTAAAAGTTCTTTTAATAGTTGTGAACGTGAAATAGCCATTTGTTATGCTCCTTATGCAATGCCAGTAGCTGAGTAATACCCGTGACTCAACGCATTAATCTTCACGTAGACTTCAGGGTACTGAGTGAATACCAATGTTGAACTAGCCACAAATGCCGTTAATGGCGCTTGGTTCATTACGATTGTTGCTGCACCAGCTACATAAGCAGTTGCTACGAACGAGCCAGAGTGTATATACTGACCATTAGCTGCAAGAGAACCTACTTCAGTACCCACAGGCATTGCGAAAGGGAGTACCGCAGTTGGCGTGATTGTTTCTGTAGAGATAGAGGTATACAAACCCGTACCTAGAACAACCGCTGTTTCCTTAACCAACCCCATAACACGTAAAGGTAAAGTAGAAGTAGTGGCAGCAGTAGCCGCAGGGGATACTAAAGCGATAGCAGAGTTGCCTGTGTTAGCGCTACCTGCGTTATTTGCAATAGCAGCGTTTTGCCCGACCAAGGCAGAGTTTGCGGAGATGATAGTCGCAGAACCTGTCGCTACAGCAGCACATTTAAAAACTGCATCGGGGTCATCAGATACTACAGCTACAGCATCACCCGCTAAAGTACTAGCAGGCCAGTACTGATTGAAGCGTTTTTGTTTGGTAACTGGGTCTGTATAAGAACAACCCAAAAATACACCCACTACGTTAGCAGAGCCCATCGAAGTAGTAATACCTCCTTGTTGAGCATTTCCTCTGGATAACTTAACTAGGTCACCATAGAAAATACTGGTAGCATAGCCATAGATGATTGGGTATTCACGAGTGGAGCCAGAAAATACCTGACCTCCAATCAAGTTTACGGGTTTTAATCCGTAGGGGGCACTTACGGTAGGGTAAGCCATTTAAACCTCCAAATAATAAAGTTAGTTTCTGCCAAACGTGGTTGCAGAATTCCGCTCACTAAAGAGGGGCATCCGAGGGTCACTGTCTCGCATTAAATTATTGTCCACCGCTTCTGCTTGTGCTTTAGTTTGGTTATTAAAGTGAGCTGTGCGCTGGGCTATAAACTCTACGGGGGTCTTGCATAAAAGCAAGCCACCGATTTCAATGTTGTCCCTAAACCGACTGTTCGGATCAATCAACAGTTTAAACTTAGGTTGCTCTTCCACTCCTACGGGTTCCCAGCCTTCTCTCAGTTTTGATGATAGGTTTCGTGGGTCAGCCTCGTTCATAGTAGAAGTTCGTATCCATCTATACGCATACCCATGCTGTTTATCGGGTTCCGGTAAAAGCTCTGCGGGAGCCCATTGTTTAGGGCGTTCTGCGGTTTCTCTGGTTGTTAAATCTCTAGGTGCTATAGCCATTTTAGGCCTCCAACTTAATTTGTTCACGGACATATTGTTCGGGGGTTATACCGAGCTTCTTTGCAAGAGCTACTTGCGTTTTCGTTAGTGTCACTTTTTTGGGAGCTGTACTACGTGTCGCAGGCGCTACTACCGTGCTAAGTTTTGATGTACGTTGAGGTTTATCAGCGTTTAGGTCGGTAGGCGCCTCAAATTCTTCAGGGAATCGTAGTGCTACCTCTTTATTGATATGCTCATAGTACTTGTCAGTTCCTATGAAATCTGCACCGTATTTCTCGAATAAGTCATCGTGAACGCCCATAGCGAACCGGCTCATCGGCTTTTTGGCAGGATCAACATACCACGGATTTTCGGCTACCCATTCTGCTACTTTTGGGTCTACCGCTACAGCTTTTTGTGGCTGCTTTTGGGGGATTTGTACGTCAATGTCAACGTTTTGAGCAGTAGGCCTGAAATTATTAGCTTTGTCAAGTTTATTTGTTGCTTTCATCAATTCTTCTTGCGCATCGACAATAGCATCCGTATTCCCATAATCATAAGCTTCTTTATACTTACGTTTAGCTTGGTCCAACTCCAGCTCAGCAGAGGTCTGATAGGTGTTAATCAACTCCTTCTCGCCAGACTCCAATAAGCTTTTTAATCGCTTGTTATCATCTAATAACTTCTGTGCCATGGCAAGGGCTTCTTCTTGTTCCCGAAACGCCTGCTCCTTTTCCCGCCGTTCGTCATGCCACGCTTTCTTATACTGCTTAAACTTATTTTTTACGTTTCCTGAATACTCTTCAGAGTCATCAGCTTCTTCTAGTTCAGCTGTAATCTCTTTAGGCAGGGGTGTTTTATTCTTATCTGGCTCGGGAGTATCATCCTCTATCTCAATCTCGTACTCATCGGCATAGATTTCAGCATCGATTTCATCTGGGAACTTATATTCTTCATTTTTCATAATTCTCTCCTAGGACGCACGACTGATGCCGCGAGGATCCAAAACGGTACCCTCAACTGAATCATCATTCAAAAGTCTCATTTCAGTACCGTGAATTTTCAA